TAGGTGGCGATGTCACTGGGCTTCAACACCGGGGCTCTGGTCTCAGCCTTGACGGTAGCTGCGCCACGGGCGCCAGCAGCGGCGCGTGCCGCACGGAGCCTCTCCTGTGCCGTCATCAGGGATAGACGATCCTCTTCGTACTGGTCCCGAGCCTTGCGGAAGCCCTCGACGCCAACGAGGCCAGCCTCTCCAAGAGCGCCTGCGAACGTCGGCTGACGAGAGGACATGAGGGCCATGCCAGCCTGAGCCAGAGCCAGCCACTTGTCCTGCTCTGCGCGCTTCTCGCGCTGCTGGAGAATGTTGCCGATCTCCGTCTCAAGTGGAGACATGGCAGCGGCAATGCCTCCTCCCGTGCGGTCAGCGGAAGGTGCAGCGACAGGCCGAGAGACACCTGTGCCGGTGTAGGTACCAGCGGGAGCGCGGTCATCGCGAGGCATGGGTGACGCCCCTGCCGGGGTCGTAACGACGCCGGGCTCAACAACCACTTCTTCTGCCTGTGGCGCATTTGCCGGTGGCGCAATATACTCGGGCAGTACACCCGCCTCGATCTCGCCAAGGCTCGGCGGAATTTCATCAGGGGGTCGCCTGCTGGCCATAAGGGCCTCAAGACCCCCCATGGGCATCGAGGATGGCGGCATCGCTCCGGGGATGCGTAGTCCTGAGCGGGCCAATATGTCGCCCCTGTTCCTCAGCGTTGCGGCTTCTGCTGTGTCCATGCCGAGACGCCCTGAAAGCGCCTCCTCGCCAAGCGCAGCCCTAGCAAGCTCCATCTCCATCCCCTCAGGGACAGCGGGCGGAATCGGAGGATAGGTATACCCATCAAGGCGATTTCTCATGGCGGCTTCGAAGCTCGTATCCATGCCAATACGAGATTGCCGCGCTTCCCTAGCGGCAGCGGCTCTTGGGTTTGTTGGCAACGGTGCCGTCGGACCAGCGGCGGCGGCTAGAATCTCCTCTGCCGTCATTGATGCCGGGTCGTATCCAAGGTTGTCGCTGGCATCAAAGATGCCATCAGCAACGCCACCATCCAACGGCTCGAACAGCGCTCTACGCTGCGGCGCGGCAACAGCGGAGGGGGCCGAAGGCATACCCATAAGCGCGGCGATGCCGCCGACCGGGGCGTCTGGCACGGCAGGTATACTTGGCTGCGCTCCACCAGATGTCGGCAGGAACGCCGAGATATCCGCGCTCACATCAGAGAGCGATGGAGCGGCGGGGGCTCGCGTGACGACATCAGGACGGGGAATGCCAGCCCTGTACGGCTGCTGTGCGCTTACATAGTTCTGATAGCGACGGAAGGCGTCGCGAGCATCAGGGGTGTCGTTTAGCCCCATCTCGCGAAGGAATGCCGCATAGTCGTACTCCGGGCTTGTCGCAAAGCCGCCGACCTGCATCTTCCGCACATACCCGCCATCAGCCATTCCCTGCACGGGGGCCTGTTGTGTAGGAGCGGTGTTCATGGCCATGTCTGTTTTGGGCGCCATGGCTCGAGCGGCACTGGCGATACCCTGCTGCGGGACGCCTGCGGCTGTCACGGCGTCTTCTGCGACCGTGGTCTGCGGCTGACCCTGCCGCTGCGCGAACTCCTGCTCCATCTGCTTCCGGCGCGCGATCTCGCCGAGAACGAGGAACTGAGGCGCCTGCCCTGACGGCATCTGCATCTCGCGAACGAGTTGCTCGAGCGGCATACCCTTCAGAGCTTCCTGAATCTGGATGACGTTCATCATCACTGAAGACCCCTGTAGAGACCGTATGCGGAGATACCAGCACCGAGAGCCTGCTGAAGCGGGCTAGGCTGCGGCTGATAGACTGTCGAGGAACCGGCAGCGGCAACGGGCAGACCACGAATGAACTGGGAGTAGGCGCCCAGTTGCTCCATCGGGTAGCCCTGTTGGCGCAGGAAGTCCTGATAGGCCACGTCGAGACCAGCCTGCCTGCGGGATAAGTCCCCAAGACCCTGAGCCTCGAGGAGTTGCGCTGCCTGAATGTCCCCGGCGCGGGCGCGCTCACCAAGATCGGCTGCGGCACGGGCCTGATCGGCGCTGAAGCCCATGGCCTGAAGTTGGAACTGACGCTGCCGCATCGCCTCATCAGCACGAGCGGCCTGCACGCGGGCGAGTTCCCCGGCACGGCCTGCTTCTACGCGGCCACGCTCTCCAGCCTCACCGCCCTGTACGCGGGCAAGTTCGGCGATGTTAATGCCCTGAGTCCTCGCCTGCTCGGCAGCGCGAGCCTGCTGGACACGAGCGGCCTCTTCGAGAGTGATGCCTTCAGCCCTTGCAAGTTCCGCGATCTGCCGCTGCTGCGTTTCCATTTGAGCGGCGCGGTCGGCACCGAACTGGGCAGCAGCCTGTTCGAATGCACGCTGCGATCCGGTGGCCTGAATGTCTCCGACCTGCTTGGCCAGAGCCTCTTCTGCGAGCGCCTCCTGCACGGCCTGACGAGAGCCGCCGAAGGCTCCAGCACCAATGGCACGAGCCGCACGAGAGCCGCGCTGACGCTCGAACTCCTGAATGGCAGACGCCTTCTCACGATCCACCACCGCCTGCATGTAGGGCGACATGTAGGTCGAGACTTCCTGACCGCTGAACTGACGAGCGGGATCGTATTGTTGCGCCCGCGCAACTCCAGCCTCGAACTCGGTGAACGGTGTAGCGACACCGGCCTTGAATCCTCCGTACGGAGTGAATTGTGCCTCAGAGAACTGAGCAGGGCGCTGCTGTCCAAGCTGCTGTGCCTGCGCCCCGAGAGACGAGAGCGTGCTCATGGCCTCACCGAGCCCAGCCGCAGGGCGACCCGCGATGTTGCGGATCATCTGTTGGGACGCGGTTATGTCCTGCCCAACTTGCGCCAACCGCTGCCCGCCGTAAGGGACGTAAGGCTGTTCACTTGCCGCCTTGGACTTCTTGAGGATGTCTTCGTAGTACGGCTTCGCCCACGCGGGGACATCCTGTACAGTCGTCTGGGTCGCTGTCTGACCGCCGCCCTTACCCATCGCTCAACTCCATCTTGTAGCAGACGTACTCAGGTTCCCACCCGGTGCCCTTGAGAAGCCTGCCCCATCCTTCGCGACCAGTGAACTCTATGTGCTTGCAGCCGTTGTGCTTGGCGTGCCGCTGCATGGCGTCGATGGTCTCGTGCATCCACGATGATATACCAGAACCACCGATCCAGTCCAACACCATTGCCTTGCAGCCGGGATACCTTGTTACTCTGGTCGTGTAGTAGCCGACAGGCTCCTCGTCCTTCCTGACCATCCACAAGACGCTGTGCCCGGCCTCTATGTCCAGATAGGTGTCAGAGATGCTGGTCCTACCATTAGAACGGTCAACGGCTGGCTTCAGCCAGCGGCAGGCATCTCCCCATACCGCGTTGAGCAGTTCCGGCGGTACGGCGAAGACCCTGACATCGGACATTTACGCTTCGACCATCTCGCGCACTGCTTGAGGGGCACGAGACCCGGCGCGGTTCAGGCGGTCCATGAAGCCAGAACCGAACTCGTCCTCGAGCGCATCCGTCGAGTCCTTGCGGACCACGAACTCTCCATCGCTCAGGAGCACATCCTGCTCTCCGTCGATTGTGGCGGGCACCATGTCATCGGTCCCAGAACCATCTCCGGGTCCACGAACCTCACCCTTCTCGCCGTTGGCGAAGCGCTCGATAGTCTCATCGAACTCGCCAGACTGGACGCGGTCAACAAGGTCACGCAGCGCATCCTCACCGTAGGTCTGCACGAAGGTGGCGAGAGCGATCTCAGGCTGCGGGTGCATCTCCTTGATGGCCCTGATGGCGTCGGTAATGACCGTCTTCTCGTTGCCACCGGCAGGGCGCTTCTGCTCGATCTCGAACTCGCCGTCCTCGGGCTCGATCTCGGTCTCCACTCCCCTCTGCGCCATGATGGCGGCAAGGCCACCTTCTTGCATCCGAACCAGTCCGCCATTGGCGTACCCACGGGTGAAGTACTCGGAAGTGTACGGGTCGCTCAGACCGTAGTCGAACTCAGGATCGTACCCCCCGCCATATCCAGTGGGCGGCGTGCGCGGCGTACGGACCATCGGCCTGATCTGCGTGAGATCGGGAACCTCACCCTTCTCGCGCTTGGGAGCGCGCTGCGGCGAGGCAAGAGCGGAGCCCATGGCGGCACCAAGGCCTTGAGCGGAGGAGCCAAAGTCCATGCCGCCACTGAACACACCGGACAGCGACGGAGCGGCACCGAGGCCAACCGGACGCGGCGGTGGGACGGGAACAGATGCACCGCCGGATGTCATGACGCTCTGAGCGCCGCCCCCGCCACCGATGGCATTGCCGATGGCTCCGAGTGCCGTGCCGCCGAGGAACGAGCCGAAGCCCGCCTTGACGCCCTCACCCAGATCACCGGTCTCGAGAGTGCGGCCAAGGCCAGCACCGACAGAACTCGCGATGAGAGGGTTGGAGAGGAATGTCCCGAGGGAGCCAAGGCCAGCAAGAGCGCCAGACTTCGCGAGTCCAGCGCCCAAGAAGCTCAGAAGCATCGGCAGTGCCATGGTAGTCTCCTTACGCCAGTAGCTTGGCGAGCGTCTTCGGCCCAGCCACCCCGTCAGCCGTCAGGCCTTGGGCTTGCTGCCACTCTTTGAGGGCTTTTTCGGTGCCGGGGCCGAAGCTGCCGTCGGCTGTGATGCCAAGGGCTTTTTGGAGAGCGGCAACTTCTGCTCCACGGCTTCCGACACGGAGGACTTGAGTTCCTCCACCTTGTCCTGCACCGCCTCCTCCACCTTGTCCTGAACCTTGTCCAGCACCTTCCCCGCTACCGCTTCCACCACCATTCCCTGCGGGGTCTTCCCCAGTAAGGACCGCAAGACCTTGAACATAGCGCCGTCTCCTGTCTTCGAGGCCGATATCGCCCCCATTGATGATCTTCGTGACCTTCGCGACATCGCCCGTGTCGGCCACTTCGTTCAACTTGCGGCTGTCCCAGAACCACAAGGCAGACACCAGAGCGCCCTCTTTGGTCTCCAGATACTCGGCAACCTCTTCGGCAGTCTTGCCGATTGCCTTCCCGAACGTCGCATAGTTCGAGCGGCCAGTAACCTGCTTCAAGCCGCGTCCACGGAAGCGCCAGCCGTCGCCCTCTTGAACGTTCCCGAGCGCACCGCTCGAAGAGCGATTCTTGTCCATGTAGACGTAGTTGGCGATTTTCTCAGGGTTCTTGGCATACTCTGCTGCGTTCTGTTTCCCCGGCCCAAAGTAGCGTGGGAAGACGCGGAGCAAGGTCTCTTCCTTGTAGTTGAGGTTCTCCTCGAGCAGTCGGAAGTCTCCGCTCTCGTGGGCGCATTGAGTGATGAATGATGCGATCCGACGCGGCGAGGTGATGCCATACTTGGGCAGCATGTCATTGAGAACCTTACACCACTCACCAACCTCCTTGTTGGTGGGGATCATCTTGGCAAGTTGCGCCTCAGTCAGGAGTGCCATGGTATCTCCTACTCACACCACGAAGACTTCTTCTCACCCTTATACGGCCTCGCGTGCCCGTTCTCAATCAGCATGTCGGACAGGCTCTTGCCGTCAAGGAAGACGTATCCCAGCACCCTGCCGCCGTACTTGTCCCATTCCTTGATCTGCACGTCGATCACCGTGGCGCTGGCGATTGCGGCCTTGGTGAACGCACTCGCCTCAAGTGCCTTGCCAGCCTCGGCGGGGCACAGAGCCCTCGGCGCCTTCTCTGGAGTGTCCACACCTAGCACACGAATGGAGAGCTTGGGGGGCAGGGGGGCTGGCAGGAACCCCACTGCGATCTCTATCGTGTCGCCATCTATGATGCGGTTGACCTTGTACGGCTCAGCAGACGCGCTGAAGCCGAGGAAGATGAGTACCATCGCCTTGGTCAGGATGGCGATGACCGCTACCCAGTGGGGCACCCAGTTGGCCATCACTCGGAGCCGCCAGCCGGGGGTTCGGGCGCCTTGTCCTGCCCGCGACGTGTGGCGAGCATGATGCCCGACAGCGTTCCGGTGAGGAACGTCGCGATGGGCTGGATCAGTTCGAAGAACTTCTCGTCGTTCGGAGCGCTACCATTCATCGGCTGCGTCACGAAGATCAGGCTGTAGAGCACGGCGAAGATCGTGCCGGTCAGCGTCAGCGCAAGGCAGATACCAACAAAGAAGCGTAGCTTGGCCTCCAAGGCATCGGCGTAGTCGTCAACCTTCATTTGTCACTCCTCCCCTCTCGATGAGGTAATCTGTGCAGGTTCCTGATGCCTCGCATACTGGAGGCAGGCACTGTTGGTCAGACCACATTGCGGGGTCTTGGCATTGATAGCGGTAGAACCCGTCCCCCGCCATGTAGATCATGTAGGCAAACAAAGCCACGGCAACGGCCAAGGCAACGAACGGGCCGTAGGTAATCACCCCCCAAGCCGCTTTGATCATGCGTCTCATCAGTAGCCCTCATTGTTGGCGTAGTAGAGGAAGATGATCAGGCCAATCATGGCTGAAACGGACGAGATGATCAAGAAAATCAGGAGTCCGCTGATCAGCATCTCCTTCACCTCGGCCTTTCGGTGCTCGTGGGCCTGCCTGCGCTTGCGGATGTCCCCTTCCATGCGGAGGAACTCTTCCCACCCGCTCTGGCCATACGAGAATTGGATGTACGTCCTCAACTCGTTGCGCTGCGCCTCGATCTTCTTCTTGGCAGCGAAGACCTCCATGGCCTCCGCTTGGGCGCTGCCGCTGAATGCCTTGTACCAAGGCGGGTCTTCCGCCTTCTTCTCGAAGTACTCGAGGTCGGAGATGGCACTGGCCCATTGGGACAGTTGGCCACCCATGTCCTGAAGTTCTCTGCCGAACTCAATGCCCTTCTTGATGGCATTGTAGGCGCTGCTGGCGAGCGCTATCGCACTGACTGGATCGAGCATGGCATCATTTCCCTACTCTCTCCATGAGGCGGTCGATCTTCGCGTCGAGCGCTTCCAAGCGCGTGATGACGCTGCTGATGTTCAATTGAACTTCTGCCTTCGTGACGTATTCCCTAGCGACTTCTTCGCGGGTCCGGTTCAGCAGAATCTGCAAGCGGGTGATCTCGTCGGACCACCCCTTGAGCACCCATCCCGCAACGCCAATCGCGGTTGTCAGAGCGGCGCTCCAGATCGTTTCAAGTTCCAAGGTAGACCTCCGACGCACTCCTGACGCTGGAAGCCTACCAGAAAAACGGGGTAGTCGGAAGAAGTCCTACATAACTTTTGTGCCGATGGGAGAGAGTGTCGCAACCGTGATGTAGGTGTCCCGACGCTCCACGCCCGTCCAAGGGTAGAAGCACTTCGGGCACCGACCATCCGGGTAGGATGCGATCTCTTCCGGCGTGTCCACGAGATTGTCGCAGGTCGCGCACTGGATGTGGTCCACGGACTTTGCAGGCGTCATTCCTTCAGGCGTAGCCATCTCACCCCTCGCTCATGATGATCCAGTTAGTGCCGTCGCTCACAAGCGTGGCCCAGACGCCCACAGTTGCGGCTAGAATGGCGGTGCCAGCGACGGTACCGCCTATCGGGACGACGTTTGAACTCGCCGACACAACGGTCTGGGCTTGCAGGTTCTTGATCGTGATCTCGCGACCAGACCAGCTTGACGCTGTCGGTAGAGTGACCGTGCAGGAAGACCCTGTCTTGTTGTTGATCAGCCACCGCTCGCCATCTGCGACGGTGAAGTTCGCTGTCTTTGTGACTGGCACGCCGCCAGCGTCTGGGGCGAGGAGTAGCTGGCCATTCCTCTGCCAGATGGTGCCCGCCTCGAGGCCAGATGGGCTTGTCGGAGTGTTGGTCAGCGTGACCGTTGTGAAGCGACCGTCGCCGGGGTTTTGGACCTGCTGCGTGTACAGGGCAAAGGCACGGATGATCTGCGCGAAGTAGCTCTGGTTGTACTCTCGAGGCGGAGCCGGGAAGTACGGGACGATGTTCTTGCGCGACATCAGCGCTTCCCATCTGTGCGCATGTCGATGCGCGGCGTTCCGAGACGCCAGATGGTGCCAGCTTGGTTGGACTCGATCCTGAAGGTGATGGCCCTTCCACGCAGGCGCACGAAAAGTTGGTCGGTATACAACTCAACGGGAACCGACTGCGTCCTCGTCGTTGTCTCTGCCTCAGCGCCGTAGGACGCTCCGCCGGGGTAGTTCTTGGCGGCAAGCGTAAGGGTCGCCTGTGGCGCAGGGTTGCTGGAGTCTCTGAACGTCAAGTCCGGGATGATACGGCTGACGAACATGAACTGATTGCCGTCGCTGATGTCCACAGAACTCGACTGGATGTAGGAGTTGATAGCAGAGAACGGGTTCGTGCTGCCATCGCTGAAGCCGTACTCTTGGAAGTACAGGTAGCCGTCCGGTGCAGCGGCGATGGGATACGTCAGGACGTTGCGATCCTGCCAAGCTGTGCGCGCCAGTGTTCCGTAGTACCAGATGTCGAGTTCGTAGTTGTAGACGACGTACTTGTTCACGTCGTTGCTGGACGTTGACGGGTAGAACCACCAGACCTCAGAGTACGCCGCGTTCGCAGCGCCAAAAATCTTCGCGCTCTGGTTCATGTTCAGGTCGTCGAAGACGTACTCCTTGACCGTGCAAGGCAGTGTTCTGGCGGCACCGTCGTAGGAATAGAAGTCGCGCTGGCCCATCCAGTAGACCGCGTCGCCAACGGCCACAGGAGAGTTCGGAGAGATGATCGAGATGTTCGACGAAATCTCGGAGATGCCGAACGTGAAGGGCGGTCCGACATACTGAAGCGCATGAACGGACGTGTCTGTGAACACGAGAATCTGCTGCTTGGTCTGGACAGCGCCAACGATCTGGCTGCCGGTGCCGATACGCAGTTCTCCAGCGGTGTTGTCCGGGCGCGCCTCCCAGTCGGTAAGGCTCTCCTGATCTGAGAACCGTATGCAGAGACGGTCTTGCGTGCCGGGTGTTGCCTCGGGGTCACAGGCGAATGCGATAACGTGCCTGTCACGCTCGGAGACGATGACCTGCCGAGCGATCCTCGGGGTCATATTGGCACCGGCCAAGTTCTGAAGCTCGACGGCACGCACACCAAGCCCGGCGCTCGTATCCCACCGATAGAGACCGCCGTCATAGACGCAGATGACCAAGTCTTCGCCAAAGTTGTCCTGAGACCAGAGGCGCAGTTGCGCGCCAGTAGTTGTGGTCGTTGCGGCAGAACTCCAAGAGCCACGGCTCCAAGGACCGGCACCCCACCCTGTACCAACGACGGTCGTGGAGAGGCCGATGGTGATCTGGTAGTTGGCTACGACGACAGTGCCGCCACCAGACGTAGCGCCGGATGTGGCTGACCCACCAGTATCAACCTTGTAGGAGTTGGCGTTCACAACCTCTGTGACGACATGCTCCTTGTTGATCTGTGCCGTGGTCAGTCCATCGAATGCCGTGGCGCCAGACAGCGTAACGTAGTCACCGACAATAGCGCCATGGCCGGTGTCCGAGACCGTGATGATACCGCTGCCAGCAGTTCCGGTGGTTAACGGATTGGACCCAAGTGTTACCGTTCTGCGGATTGGAGTGATGTCGTTTGGGCTACCACCATCGACAATGTAGTACTTCAGGTTGGTGCCAGCGCCCGTGTAGATGTCGTTGTTGAGCGCAGTCCAAGTATGAAGAGCCACGCACTGCCCCAGCAGCGGCGCATTGGAGAGCTTCTCCCAGCCGCCAATGGACTCAGGCAGGCCGAACCTGAACCTGATCTTGTTGCCGTCCACCCAACCGCCAGAGTTCGTATAGTCAGTCGTCTCGCGGTTGATGCCGGGCCGGAACTGGAGCTTGGTGAGCACCGAGGGTCACTCCGGTTTGATGGGCCACACTACGTTGTGCGGGAAGCCTGCCTGCTGAGGCACATCGAGAAGCGCCTGACGATACGTCATCCACTCACCCTGCTTCTCGGAAGACATAGAGGCCCAGCGAAGGGGGTTGGAGACGATGGGATCAACATGGGACTTGAGGCGATTGTCTCGGTCATAACGAACGCCTGAGGCGGCGCGTGCATCTCTCCCATTTTCCCACTCAAGCTCTTCAGCAAGACGATCTGCAACTTCCTGATCTGAAAGTTCGACCGAAACACCATTGACCATCTTGAACATGGCAGTGCTCATTGCCTTACCTCACGCATTCTTCAGACCGTACATAGTGATTGTGCCACTGGCTATGTTGCCAGAACTGAAGAGAAAACGAACCGCGTTCACATCAGCCGCTGACCTACGCTGCCCGCTAGTGTTGGCAACGAAGAGCCTGTCACTAAGGCTTTGATATGTAACGTAACCAAGAACTGAGTTATAGGCTGTCTTGTCAGGCATCGTGACGTAGACATAACCGCTTACACCGTACTCTGCGGCAGCGTTTCCAATTGCTTGGTCAAAGGTGGCGCCAGAGACGCCAGCCAAGGCTATGCTCGTGGCGCTGTTGCTGGTATAAGAGGCGACTACAGGATTTCCTCCACTAGTGTCCCACCCAATCGAGAGCATCGCAGCCCCGTAGTTTGTCGTGTCATAGGTAGAGCCGCCATCTGTTGATGTTCTGAGAAGAAGGTTCACAGAATCAGTGACTGGCTTCACGCTCCCAAGCACGAATAGGTATGCGTCATAGGTGGCGGGGGCAAACCCAGTAAAGTCTAGCGAAGTAGACGAACTGGCGTCTGCCGATGCTATAAACGACATACCGGACGTCACGCTCGAGGTAATCGTCGGGTTCCCGCTGACGCCGTCCCCGTTCGTGATGCTGATGCCAGTACCAGCGGTGAGTGTTCTAGCCGCAACTGTACCAGAACCTGTACGGGATATCATGCCGGTTGTCGAAAGTGCGGCAAGTGCCGCAAGATCGGGGTCGTAGGCCTGAACATCCGTGCCAATCGCCAGACCAAGAGCAGTCCTAGCGTTCGGCGCCGTGGTAGAGCCTGTGCCGCCGTTTGCGACTGCAAGCGTGCCAGCAAGCGTGATGGTGCCGGATGTGGTGATCGGGCTCCCGGAGACGGTCAAGCCGGTAGTCCCGCCAGACAGGGCGACGGACGTGACGGTCCCCGAGCCACCAGTCGAGGCGATGGTGATCGAGCCAGCACCGTTGGTGATAGAAATCCCGGAGCCTGCGGTGAGAGTGGACTTCGTCAGCGTGTTGCCGGTCGTGTTGCCGATCAGCAGTTGGCCGTTCGTATAGGAGGTCTGCCCGGTGCCGCCGTTGTCAACATCGAGCGTCCCAGAGAGCGTGATGGTCCCAGAGCCTGTGATCGGGCCTCCGGTGGCCGTAAGGCCGGTGGTCCCACCAGAGACATCAACAGACGTGACGGTCCCACCGCTGCCGCTGGAGACGGTTGTGAAGCTCAAAGTACCAGAGCCGTTGGTCGTCAGCACCTGCGCATTGGTCCCGTCTACAGTCGGCAGGCTGAAGGCGTTGACGAAGGCCTGAAGGTTGGCATCGTAGGCAAGGACGTTGGTCCCGATGGCGACGCCGAGGTTGGTGCGTGCGGTCGAGGCGCTGGAGAGGTCTGACAGGTTGTTGGAGGCTTGCAGCGTGCCGGTGAGGTTGAACGTGGCAGAGACGTCAACGACATCTGCGGCAGAGCCGGTCCCCGTGCAGTAGACAATGGCCGACTTGCCGTTTGCGATGGTCACGGTCGAGCCGCTGCCCTGAGAGATCGTCAGGGTGACGCCAGAGTTGTTCTTTATGGTGTAGACATGTTGCGCGTCGTTGGGTGAGACGTTGATCGTCGTCCCGCCGCTCGGGCTACCGGTGAAGACCAGAGCAGTGTACTGCCCTTCAGATGTCGTGCCGTCAGACGTCGTGAGCGTGTACGGTGTAGAGGTACCGTAGCCGGTCAGAGAGATCGTGCCGACGCCCATGGTAAGGCGGTCGATGATGTCCATGTTGTCGTTGACGGTCTGACCCCACGAGCCAGACTGCTCGCCATCACCCGGCTTCTCGATCCCAGTGTTGGTTGTGTAGCTACTCGGCATGTGCCCACCCTACGCTGCTATGTTCGTCCACACGGCGCCTGAACCCGGAACGACATCAGACCAAAGGCTCGCTGCCCCCGGCGTCACGGGAGTATAGACTGCATTCTGTCCCGGAACAACATCTGACCAAGGCTGCGATGATGCGTTCGATACAGGAGAGTATGTCGCCACCTGTCCGGGCACGACGTCGGACCATACAACACGAAGATTGCCGACATCCCCGGTCGCGGAAACTCCAAGCAGATAGACAACGGCGCTCCCGCCAGCAGTAACAAATCCAACTGAGGCGGTGCCAACCGTGCCAGATACGGGGACATCAGCGCCAGCTTCAGCCACAACGCTGCCGACATCCCCGGTACCGGCTGATCCAGTCAAAGAAACAGTAGCCGATCCGGTTGCCTGCGCCTGCCCAACGCCAGACACCCCAGAGACACCAAAGACCAAAACTACTGTTGTCGTCTCAACGTCAACAGAGCCTATTTGAGACGATGCGCTTACCCCAGATACTTGGACATCCGCACCGGCCTGAACATCCGCTGCGCCGACGTATCCAATTCCGGCAACACCAAGAGGGGATATGTTCGCATTCGCGGCTACTTGAACTGCGCCGACAAGAGAAATGGCAGAGACGCCCTGCACCAGAACAGCGGCGCTGCCCGTCGCATCGGCGTTTCCGACGAAACCAGAACCTGCCACGCCGACCGGCGTAACGACCACACCGCCTGATGCAACGACGTCGCCAACAGCAGATGTTGCAGTTGAACCAACCGCAAGAACGGCAACAGACGTAATCACATCAACGGGGGCAATCTGGCCAGACCCGGTGACGCCAGTCGGGAAGACTGCCGCGTCCCCAGTAATGGATACAGAGCCGACAAGCCCGCTGCCTTGCTCGCCAACTACAGCAGCTTCAACAGATGTGGATACAAAGACCGATCCAGAGGAGGCCGAGCCAGATACGCCAGAGGGAAGCGTGACAACAGAACTTCCAGAGGCGCTAGAATTTCCGACAAAGCCAGAAGCTGCCACGCCTGTAACAGAGATAACTGCGGTGCCGGATACCTGAACCTGCCCAGAAAAGCCTGCGCCCTGCACTCCTATGGCGGCAACAGCGACGGAGGTCGATACTTCTACTAGGCCAATAGACGCTACGCCGAGCACACCCACAGATGGGACGATAGCGTCGCCTGATGCCGTTGAGTTCCCGACAAAGCCAGAAGCCGACACGCCCGTAAGTGGCACTTCAGCAGCGCCAGTTACCTGAACCTGCCCAAGTTGACCGTCGCCTTGAACGCCAGCAACGACCGCGACGGTGGCAATGTCAACCTCAACAGAGCCTATCTGGCCATCTGCAAGGACACCGACGACTTGGACGTCTGCATTCGCGGCAACGTCTACGTTCCCGACGAATCCATCACCCTGCGTCCCTGTAGCGGAAACATTAGCGTCGCCAGTTACCTGAGCAATCCCGGCAGACCCAGACGCAGAAACCCCTGTAACAGGAACATCGGCCCCGGCGACGGCATCTGCATTGCCGACAAAGCCAGAGGCTGACACGCCGGTAGCCAGAGCTACAGAACTGCCGGATACAAGCGGGCTCCCAAGCTCACCGGAGCCAGACACCCCCACAACCGGAACGTTCGCCCCGCCAGTAGCTACAACAGCGCCGACGAAGCCGGATGATGCAACGCCAGTGGCTAGAGTTACAGAGCTTCCTGATACTGAGGAGGTACCAAGTTCGCCAGAACCTGATGTGCCTACAACTTGAACGCTTGCACTGCCGGTTGATGCCACAGAGCCAACGAGGCCTGAGCCATCGACTCCAATCACAAGCGCAGATGCGTCGCCGACCGCAACAACAACGCCAACCGCACCAATCGCCTGAACTCCGGTCGTAGCTATCTGAGCGGAGCCGGAAACAAGAACGCTTCCAGACAGTCCTGACGCTGAAACGCCAGTGGTTGGTGCAACTGAAGACCCAACCGTCTGCGCAGAGCCAATTTGTCCTGAGGCCTGTAGCCCAGCAACTACTGCAACAGCGGAGCCTGTGGCGACAGCACTGCCGACAAAGCCAGATGCAGATACGCCGGTTACGGAAACGACAACAGATACACCAGAAGTCGGCTCGAAGTCATCGCCAAGCGGAGCAGACGCTAGAGGAGAGAATCCGAGCATGGTCTATGCCGCCCCATCACTTGATTACTAGACCGGCGGGCTGTACTAACTTCAACTCATCTGGAGTTGTCGCTGCGTCAATGGCGGGGTCCGCTGGAGCATCTCGCAGAGCCTGTTTTTGAACGACGATGCTAGACGTATCCGCGCCGGTCTCGAGAGCCCTGATAAAGGCAGCGTCTAGCACCGGGAATACATCCTTGCGGGCCTGACGTATCTTGTCGCGCCAAACCCGTCTTGCCATCTCCATGTCAATGCCAATCACATTCTGCCCAGAACCACCTGAGAAGGCCCACGCCTCACGGAATGTCCTCTCTGACGGAACGATGTAGTCACTGGCTGTTACGGTGACGGCACCTATTTTTATGAAGATTCTGCTCAAGTCGCCAACGATGTCGCTCATGTTGCAAGCCTCCAAGCTCCACGCCACGACCGATCAGACGGGACGCATTCCGCCGCCACGATGGCGAACATCGGCCTGTTGTACTCTACAGACCAAATATGGCGAGGCACATCCTTCATGATGAGATACACCATCGCCTCCTCTTCTGTCATCGGCTCGACGCGCGGCGCAGTATACTGCAATGCGAATCTATTGGCATCATGGACAAAGGTATGGTGACGCCCCTCTGACACCGCCAGTGCCTCATCGTCCTGTAGCATCCAGTGAACCCAAATCGGGGGCACCTCTCCCCGCATTGCCTTGTCGATCCAGTTTTGAGACGGGACAAGAACTTTCGCTGGCTCGTCAGGCCTGAGCGGGTCTTCGTAGATCACGCGATACTTTGCCATCTTACGAGATCACAGGTATGAAGCCGCCATGACGACCTCTGGGTCCATCATGACGTTGTTATCCCCATTCATGCACGATACGACAACATTCCCTGTCGCAAAGTTTGTCGAGATTATAAGGTCTGCGCGCTGACCAGCAGCGTACGGCGTAGCCGCTGTCTGGGTACATGCACTGAGGTTTGCGTACGTTGTTGCAGACAGTGCCACGGAGTAGTTTATTCTGTACAGCCCAACGCCGTTGTCGGTGATTGTGCTGACATTGCCATCGTTCCGTATGACGATAGTTCCTATGCCATTGAAGTTTACCCAAGTTCTAGCGAGGAACTCTATGGGGCTGCTGTTCCAAGACGTGCCATTCGATATAAGAGCGTTACCGCTGGTTCCGGGTGCAACTACTTGAAAGGCAGAAGTGCCGTTGCCGAGCAGAACGTTGTTGGCTGTGAACGATGAAGCGCCGGTTCCCCCGTTTGCGACGGAGAGGTCTGTTCCAGACCAGTTGGTGTCGTTTATGGTGGACAACGTTGCCAGCGTGCCAAGGCCGAGGTTGGTGCGAGCATTCGCGGCAGTTGTCGCGCCTGTTCCACCGTTAGCAACCGCAAGGGTGCCAGCAAGAGTAATTGTCCCAGAAGTTGTAATAGGGCCACCAGAAGTCGTAAGACCTGTGGTGCCACCAGATACAGCTACGGAAGTGACTGTACCGCCGCCTGCGGTGGCGGATATTGTAATGGAGTCCGTAGTAGCATTTGTAGTGATCGTAACGCCGCTACCCGCTACGAGAGTCAAGGTATCTGCTGTAGAATCCGCGACAACATTGCTCTGCCCAGCCACTGCGATGGTCTGAAAAATGTTCTGATCGCCAGTATTCGTGCCGCTCGACGTTCCAGAAAAAGTTCCGCTCTGCGTAGCCAAAGTACCTAAGCCAAGGGTCGTTCTTTGAGCAGAAGCATCAGCATCATCAAGAATCGCCCGACCCGCTGCTGTGAGAGTCGTGACGGCGTATGTGTCAGCCGCCGTCGTGTAGATCATCTGGTCGGCGGATGTGGTCAGGCCAGCGATTGATTGAAGACCAGCGTCATACGCTTGAACATCGGTGCCGATAGCTAGTCCAAGGTTCGTGCGGGCTGTCGCTGCGTTAGTCAGATCAGACAGGTTATTGTCAGGCTGCAATATGTCTGCCGCCACGGCGGATACATAGACCTGTGCAGACCCTGTAAGACTGATCGCCGATCCGCCAGATGAACTTTGGCTGGGCGTGCGAGATAGCGTCGTCCCTGTGCTCGTATAGGTGCCCGTCCCTATCTCCCAAGCAGACCCATCTTCGATGACGTACCGGACTACGTTGCCGTTGACGACCCCAGCGGCGGCGAATGTCTGGTAGCCAGAAACAGCGGAACCGAGAGTGATCGTCCCGGTCCCGGTCGTGGCAGTAGTCATCTTTGCGCGGTTGACGAGAGTGGTCACTGGAAACCTCCATTGTCGAAGTCGCCAGCGGCAAAGTCAGGCGCGCGTCAGGCGATCCTGACAATGGCGTTGCTAGCGTCTGCTGTGGGGAACTGGATAGTGAACGTTCCAGACGTCGAAGTCTTATCGGCCCCGAAGTCAAGGACGCAGACAGTAGGATCGCCAGCGGCGGTGTCGTTGTAGATCAGGGCGCCACGGGCCGTGATCGTGGCGGACGTAAACGAGAGATCGTCAAAGTCCAGAAACGCCGTCGTCCCGCTGGTCGTCGGAGTGATGTTTGTCAGTGTGCCGCCGCCTGCGGTATAACTGCCAGAGTTACCAACCTCATTTGTGGCGGTATAAGCGGTCGTCGCGGCGGTGAACGAAGCCGAGTTTGTGTATAGCGCCAACTTGAACGTGTTGCCGGTCGATGCCGTGAAGTTGTGTACGCCTTGCAGGATTTCCTGCTTGAAGGACGTGCAGAGGAAGTTTCCCGTGAAAGCCATCACAGTCTCCTTAGCTGTTCAGCGAGATCGGAGAACCCTGCCTCGCGCACCTTGTTGCAGACAGTCTTCCTGTCCTCTTGTATGGCCATTGTAACGTAGTTTCTGACGACCATCAACATTCTTCCCCTCAGCGCCAGAGCCTGCTCCCTGATCTCAGGGGGAGCCCCCTCGGATACGCTGATGAGCTTGTTGACGCACATCTCCGCGATGGCATCAGGCGAGTGCCCGCCGTTCGAAGAGGCGAACACCAGAGGTGAACTCATGCTGAATGTAGCCGACTGAGAGATCATGCTGCGCTACCGACCTTATACTGCCCGTCGCGGTAATCGTCGCGGCTCGAGCGGATGTCGATCCCGAAGAGATTGGACATGGCCTCGTTATAGCGCGCCGTGTACATCTGCATCAAGTCCGCGTCGCCCTTGAGGTAAGTGTAGGCCTCGATGAGGCAGCCATAGAGCAAAGCCGTCTCAGCGTTGTCGCCGAACCAAGACGTACCAGAGGTGTTCAGCACAGAATT